CTATATCTGCACTTCGAGATGACTGACAACCCCGGTTTGAGTGCAAGAACGCTCGAACGCTACGCGAATATGTATGCCGGCATCTTCTACGACCGCTATGTTCGCGGTTTGTGGGTGGCGGCGGAGGGCGTTGTTTATAAGGACTTTGCCAATAACACGGAAAAGTATTTGATCGACGATCCTTTGAAATGGGCAGAGGAACAGGGAACAAAATTCTCTGTTATTTCTATTGGCGTTGACTTCGGCGGTACAAAGTCCGCAACAAAGTTTCAGGCGACCGGGATTTCAAAAGATTATCGTGTGGTCGCGATGGAAGAGGAATATATCAAAAATGAAGAGATTGACCCGAATGCGTTGAATCGGCGGTTTGCCACGTTCTGCCAAATGGTGACGGGGAAGTATGGGTACAGTCAGACACGAGCTGACAGCGCAGAAACGGTGCTGATTCGCGGATTAGATCATACCGCGCAGAAGATGCACCTCGGAACGCAGGTCAAGAACGCAATGAAACTGCAAATTACAGATAGAATCAGGCTCGTGGTGCTGCTGATGAAGCAGGGGAGATTCAAAGTTTCACGCAACTGCCCGCATCTGATCGACGCACTGCAATCTGCAATTTATGATCCTGACAAGTTCGAGGACGAGCGCCTTGACGATGGAACATCTGATATTGACAGCCTTGACGCATTTGAGTACAGCATTGAGCCGTACTACAAGGAATTGGAGCGCGCAGGGCACATGAGGACGGTGAAACAGTGAACATTCGCAGAGCACTTAAAGAATTGGGCTTTGACACGATCAATAGCAAGTTCTACGACCTGATCGACGTATGGAAATCTTGGTATGACGGCGATGTGAAAGACTTCCACAGCTATACGGTGTGGAACGGCATCGAAGAACTGGAATGCCACAGATATTCCGTCAACATGGGAAAGAAAGTCTGCGAGGATTGGGCAAACCTGCTGATGAATGAGCGTGTGAATATCACGCTTGAGGGCAAGAAGGAGCAGGAATTTGTAGATGCGATTCTTGCTGATAATAATTGGGAAGTCAAATCCAATGAATCGCAGGAGCGGAAATCCGCTGTTGGTACAGTTGCTTATGTTCCAATCATGGAGGATATGAGCGTTGACCCTGATACAGCAGAGATCGCTAACCCCGGAAGAATTCATATCAACTATGTAACCGCTGCAAACATCTACCCGTTGACGTGGGACAATGGCATTATTCGTGAGTGCGCTTTCGCGTGGACAAAACGAGTTGATGATACGGAATACACCTACATTCAGGTGCATCGGCTGAGCGACGGCGAATATGACATTGAAAACCACCTGTACGATGCGGAGGAAGTTCCATTAACCAGCGTGAGAGGATTTGAAGCAATCCCCCCTGTTATTCACACAGGAAGTACCAAACCGCAGTTTGTCATTGACCGTCTGAACATTGCGAACTCTGATGAAGATAACCCTATGGGCGTTGCAGTGTTCGCTTCCGCCATCGACCAGCTCAAAAGCGTTGATATTACATACGATAGTTATGTGAATGAATTTGTGCTGGGGAAAAAGCGCATCGTGGTACAGCCGGAGGCCACAAAAGACATCAACGGTAGACCTGTCTTTGATAAGCGCGAAACGGTGTATTATGTACTGCCGGAAGATCGCGCGGCTGATGGAAACATCTTGCAGCAGGTCGATATGACGCTGCGCACGGCAGAGTTTAACACCGGTATGCAGGATATGCTTAACGTACTATCAAGCAAGTGCGGATTTGGCGAGAATCATTACAAATTCGATCAGACAAGCATCGCCACGGCTACACAGGTCATTAGCGAAAACAGCACTATGTTTCGAACGATCAAGAAGTATGAAATTATCCTCAAGCAGGCGATCACGGAGCTGTGTCGCATTTTGCTTCGCATGGGCAATCGATACATGGACGCCGGACTTGATGAAGAAGTGGAAATCTCCATTGACTTTGATGATAGCATCATTGAGGACAAGCAGACCGACTTTTCCCGCGATATGCAGCTTTTGCAAGCTGGCATCATGAACGATTGGGAATTCCGTATGAAGTGGCTTAACGAAGACGAAGCGACCGCAAAGGCGGCGCTGCCAAAGATGCAGGACATGACAAAAGAGCCGGAAGAAGAGATTGAGTGAGGTGACGGCGTATGCGGCCTTACCCTTTTAGCCCCGACCTGCTTGACGCACTGCCAGAAGAACTTGCAGAACTGTTCCGGGCGCTTGAAATCACGCTGCTGGAAGAAATCTGCTCCCGTCTTAAAGCTGCGGATGAGCTGAACGAGGTAACGGTGCAAGATATTCAAGCGTTGCGGTCGCATGGCATTGACCTTAAAAGCATCGAAGAAGCTATTAGCAAAACAGCAGGGATTAGCAAACAAAAGCTAAATAGTTTGCTTAATGACGTTGTAGAGCGCAACCAGAAGTATTACACCGAAGTCATCGACTTTGCGCATGTAACGCAGCCAGAAACGCTTGTAGACGCGGCTACAGTGGATGCAATTAAGCGGCAGACCCATGACACATTCCGCAATTTAACGGCTTCTATGGGTTTCCTTGTGGGCAACACGATGTTAAAGCCCGCTCGCGCTTATCAGTGGGCTTTGGATAACGCAGAAATGCAGATTCAGAGCGGCGCGATCAACTACAATCAGGCCATCAAGACGGCAGTAAAGCAGCTTGCAGACAGCGGATTGAAGGTAGTTGACTATGAGAGTGGGCATCGAGATCAGATCGATGTTGCCGTGCGGCGAGCGGTTATGACCGGAGTAAATCAAATCTGCGCAAAGTATACGGAGCAGTCGGCAGAATATCTTGAGACGCCATATTTTGAGGTTTCCGCCCATGCTGGCGCGAGAGATAAGCCGGGGCCGTCACCGTGGTCAATCCATAAGAATTGGCAAGGCAAGGTATACAGTATTCGTGCAGGGGACATTTACCCGAGCATCTATGAGGTTTGCGGCCTTGGCGCCGTGGATGGGCTAGAAGGAGCCAACTGCCGACACCGCCGCAACGTTTGGGTTGAGGGCGTAAGTGAGCGCACATACACTGACGAACAACTTGCCCATATTGATGATGATCTCGGCTGCGAGTTTGACGGAAAGAAATACACCGCATACGAAGCAACGCAGATGCAGCGGCGCGTTGAGCGCGAGGCACGCAAACTAAATCGCGAAAAAGCTGCTTACAAGGCCGCAGAATTACATGAAGATGAGACTGCGGTAAACATAAGGCTGCGGCGGTTAAACGCGAAATACAAAGCGTTCAGCGTGGCGGCAGGACTGCCGGAGCAGCGGGAAAGAATGAAGGTGCTGTATTGAACTGGGAAGAAGTCAAAAAGGCAATCGATGCAATTTTGAAGCGCGGAAACGATGCTGAAATACGCCGAAAAGGCGACGGGTACATCGTTTTAGAGGTTAAGAAAACAATCAAATACAGCACTTCCGCGCAATAGGGCGTGGGAAAGGGCAATAGGAGCCAACTTGTAAGGAACGCTTACAGGTTGGCTCTTTTTCTTTCAGGAGGGAACGCATGGCTAACAGCAAAGTCACCATTTTAGGCACAGATTACGAAATTGTCGTTAAAAAGTACAGCGACGATGAGGCGTTTGAGCGCAGGAGCATTGACGGATATTGCGACCACCTTTTAAAGCAAATCGTAATTTGCGACATGACAACCTATAAGGGGTGGGAAAACGAGCCGGTAGAAACGGCAAAAGAAGCTCAAAAGCAAACGATACGGCATGAAATTGTACACGCATTTTTCAGCGAAAGCGGTCTTTCGGATAGCGGGCTTTCTTTTGAAGGGGCATGGTGCAAAAACGAGGAGCTTGTCGACTGGATCGCGTGGCAAGGACCGAAAATCCACAAGGCGTGGGAAATGGCAAACGCAATTTAGAACAGGTAAAACCCGCGAAGCATAGCGGTTTTTATACAACGTTCGCCCCCGAAGAATTGGGGCCAAAGAAAAGGAGAACGAATAACATGGCGAAATTTACGAGAGCGGAAATCAGGAATATTCTCGGCGAGGCTTGCACCGAAGAGATCGAGAATCGCTTGGTTGCGCTGCATCTGGGCGTGGTCGACCCACTCAAGGACGATCTCACAAAGTACAAGTCGGACGCGGAGAAGCTGCCCGGTGTCCAGAAGGAATTGGACGACCTCAAGGCGGCGGGTGACGGCGGTTACAAGGAGAAGTACGAGAAAGAACACTCGGCCTTTGAAGCCTTTAAGACCGACATCACGGCAAAGGAAAGCAAGGCGGCAAAGGAAAAGGCCGTGCGTGCTTACTTTGAGAGCAAAAACATCACCGGCGCGAATCTCGACCTTGCTATGCGCGGCTGCGGCGAAGAAATGGCCGCATTGGAGCTGGACGGAGAAAAGATCAAGGACACCAAGTCTCTTGATGCGCTCGTAGACGGCACTTACAAGGGGCTTGTCTCCAAGCAGACCGTTCGCTTCGACACTGGCGCGCGCTTTAACGGCGGCGGGAAACCGATGACAAAGGACGAGATTATGCAAATCAATGACAGAGCGGAGCGGCGCGCTGCGATCGCCGCAAATATGGATTTGTTTAGAAAGGAAGAATAAAAATGGCTGCTGATCCTAAGCTCATTAAGAAAGCTGACCTCGCGCGTGTGCGCGAAATTGAATTTACCGAAATGTTCGGCTATTCCATCAAGAAACTGATGGAGGCCTTGGGTGTGACCCGCAAGATCGCAAAGCAGGCTGGAACTGTGCTCAAGAGCTATAAGGCGACCGGCACGCTCGAGAGCGGCGTTGTGGCCGAGGGTGACACCATCCCCCTTTCCCACTACAAGACCGAGGCTGTGAACTACAAGGAGATCACGCTCAAGAAGTGGCGCAAGGCCACCTCTGCCGAAGCGATCACCGACCGTGGCTACGATCAGGCGGTGGAAATGACCACCGATGAAATGCTCAAGGATGTGCAGAAGGGCATCCGAAAGAGTTTCTTTGGCTTCCTCTCGACCGGCACCGGCGCAGTGAGCGGCAAGAACTTCCAGGCTGTCCTTGCGCAGGCGTGGGGCAATCTGCAGGTCCTTTTCGAGGACGACGAAATCGGCGCGGTCTACTTCATGAATCCGCTGGACGTTGCGGATTACCTGTCTACGGCCAACATCACCGTGCAGACCGCGTTTGGCATGAGCTACGTCGAGAACTTCCTCGGCCTTGGCACGCTCATCATGAACGCCAGCGTCCCGAAGGGCAAGATTTACGCCACGGCAAAGGACAACATTGTCCTCTACTACATCCCTGTCAACGGTGCCGATCTCGGCGAGGTGTTCGATTTCACTACCGACGCGACCGGCTACATCGGCATCCATGAGGAGCCTGATTACACCAACATGACCGCATCGGACACCGTCATTAACGGCATGGAGCTGTTTGCTGAGCGCATTGACGGCGTGGTCGTTGGCACCATCGACAACGGCGCGCTCGGCTCTTTGACGGTCGCCTCTGCCGCGGGCTCCAAGAGCGGCGATACCAAGCTGACCGTGTCTCCGGCAAAGGCCGCTGCGGGCAACAAGTATAAGTACACGTCCGGTGCCTCTGCCGCAACCGTCGCTTACGGTGACAACGTCGCCGGTTGGAACGATTGGGACGGCAAGAGCGACCTGACCATTGCGACTGGCCAGACCGTGACTGTGGTCGAGTGTGACGGCAACTACCACGCGCTCAAGAGCGGCAACGCGAGCGTGACGGCAAAGTGATAAGGAGGCGGCGCTGATGACTTACGCAGACTTTGAATACTACTCCGGCACTTACATGGGCGCTGTGAGCGAAAATGACTTCCCGCGTCTTGTTGTCCGCGCCAGCTTTTTCCTCGATTACTACACGCGCAACAGAGCGCAAGACAACGCTAATCTGGATGCGGTAAAGATGTGCTGCTGCGCGCTCGTCGACAAGTATGCAGTCATTGAATCAGCGCAGGCGCTTGCCGTGAAAAACCTTGCAAACGCTGCGGCAAATGACGCGGAAGTCAAAAGCGAAACGGTAGGTAGTTATTCCAGAACGCTTGCAACAGGCGGGGAATCCGCCCTGTCTGCACTCAGTGCGACGGACGGGGCAAAGAAACTGCTTGCGGAAACGTGCATGGAATACCTTGCCCATACTGGGCTACTGTATCGCGGAGGTGGTTGCAGATGTACGCTTCCAACACTGTAACGATTTACAACATCGTGCAGGAGATTGACCCAACAACGTTTGATGAGGTCGAGAAGGTTTATACCACAATCCTGCGTGGCGTGATGTTGCAAGCGTCGAAGGGCGTGAACGTGCGCGAAAGCGGCCTTGAGAGCGCGGACGCGGTAAATCTGTACATCCCGTTCGCCGTGGAAGCGGTGGACGGGGTAACAGGTAAGCCGAAAACATATATTGGGCCGCAATCGTTTTTCAAATCGGCAAACAAGTCCGGCCTGTGGACGCTCTCATACAAGGGCAACGGTGGCATGACGTGCTTTGTGAAGGGCGAATTTGTATCGGACGACATGACCGTCGTGCTGAGCCATGACGATTGCTACAACGTGACCAAGGTTGACGCTATGGACTACGGTAGCCCCGATATGCAGCACTGGGAAGTCGGAGGTGCGTAATGGGCATCAAGTTTTCCGTGCATACCGATGGAATGGACGCTGTAAGGGCCGCCATTGCAAAGGCGTGTACGCGCGCTGAGCACGTTTTAGCCGAGCAGATGGAGAAAGACACTCAGCCTTTTGTGCCGATGCTCACAGGCTCGTTAACGCAGCGTACAAGGGTAGTTGGCAACGACATCATCTACCCCGGCCCTTACGCGAGATTCCTGTATTACGGGAAAGTCATGGTTGACCCGAATACCGGCAGCACATATGCGCCGAAAGGCGGTACAAAGGTCGTGACTGACCGCAATTTAGTGTTCAACCACACGGCGCATCCACAGGCACAAGCTCATTGGTGTGAAGCATCGAAAGCACAGAATCTTGGAAAGTGGGCGCGTGTAGCAGAAAAGGCGGTGAAGAAGTACGAAACAGGTTAAAAAGACGGTCTCGGCAGCGGAAGAGGATCAAGTCTCCCGAAAGTTGCTTGCGTGGTTAAACACATTCCCTGACAAGCCGGTTGATTTGATTCGGTTCGAATTTCTTCCCGCCGATACTCCGGCGATGGCGCTGTCTACGATTCAGGCGGCGTATATCGTCAGGAAATACATTCTCGGCGGGTATCAGGCAGAATACCAATTCAAGGTTATCTACCGCATGAAGCCGGGGAACAGCAACGACAAACGGCTCAAAGCTGACGAGCTGCTTAACGCCTTGGGCGATTGGGCGGCAAGCGAGACACCGCCTGACATTGGCGACGGTCGACGCGTCATTCGCATTGAGCCGACAACGCGATCCTCTCTTTTCGCCATGTATGAAAATGGAGACGAGGATCATCAAATCCTTATGAAAATGAACTACGAGGTGATTAAAAATGGCTGATATGACCTTTAACACCACGGCGGGGCAGACCGTAGACCGAGAACTTCTGATTGCGTGTCTCAACACGGGCGAAACTGGAACCCCCACGTGGTCGCCCTTCGGTACGCGCGTCACAGATTCCAGCATGGAATATGACTGGCAGGAGGATTCCTCGAAGGATATTCTTGGCACGACGCGCACGACCATGAAGAAACCCATCATCACGCAGACCTTTGACCCGTCCGATCTGGACGCTGGGGATCCTGCCATCGTCAAGATTTGGAATCTCGCGGTCAAGGAGCAGAACGCGGCGGCGCTGGCGAATCAGGACGTGCTGATTGTCCACGCCTATGCAGGCACGGCAAAGACCGCAGTATTTGCGGAGCGCTATTCGTCCTGCATGGTTAAGCCCTCTTCCCTCGGCGGCGAGGGTGGCGGCTTTATCGGTATGCCTATCGACGTGACGCTTGGCGGCACGCGCACGGTCGGCACTGCCGCTATCTCTGGCAGCACGATCACGTTTACCGAGGGCGAATAAGAAATAGAGGGCTGGCGTTTGTCAGCCCTCATTTTGGAGGAAGGTATGGAACTCACTTTTGATTCTGGCGTAAAAGAATACACAATTCGCGGCGTAAACGGCGTTGTTACCGTTTACTTTAATCCTGCGGACGTGAACTTTGCAAAGAAAGCATATAAAACCTTTGATGACCTGCGCAAGAAGCAGGAGACCCGTGCAAAGACGCTCGAAAAGGATATCCCCGATGATGAGCTTTTTGACATGGTTGATTCTCTCGACAAGGAAATGCGTAGCATCATCAATGATTTGTTCGGACAGGACATTGCCGATACGCTTTTTGGCAGCGTCAACGCATATTCCGCGGCCAATGGTGCGCCGGTTTGGCAGAACTTTATGACCGCCATCATCGAGCAGTTTGATGAGGCAGTAAAGCGCGAACAGGCGCTTGCCGATGAGAAAATCCGCAAGTATACGCAGAAATACCGCAAATGATGTACGATCTTCCAACCTCGCTGAGCGTTTGCGGCGTTGACTATGAAATTCGCTCGGACTATCGCGCGGCGCTTGACGTGCTGGCGGCATTTGCTGCGACTGATCTGACAAACGAGCAAAAAGTGATTGCGGCGCTGGATATCTTTTATCCAGACTTCTTAAAAATGCCGGATGAGCACATTCCAGAAGCCGTGAAACAGATGACATGGTTTCTCGACTGCGGCGATGAAGGCGATAATCAAAAGCGACCTAAATTGATGGATTGGGAGCAAGACTTCCAATACATCGTGGCTCCCATCAACCACGTTGTGGGACATGAAGTGCGCGCAATGCCTTATTTCCATTGGTGGTCATTCGTCTCGGCGTACTACGAAATCGGGGATTGCTTGTTTGCAAACATCGTTCGAATTCGCAACCTGAAAGCAAAAGGAAAAACGCTCGACAAGTCGGATCGAGAATTTTACCGAGAAAACAGGCGGCTTGTCGATCTAAATAAGCCGATGACGGAAGAAGAAAACGACACGATCAATGCGTGGTTGGGCAAAAAAACGCCCGACGCAAAATAGCATCGGGCGAAGATGGTTACTTGTTTGCAATGAATTCAATTTCGTTTCCAGACCAAAAGTCGGGAGTAAAGCGGATTTCAATTTCTTCCCAGTTTTTGGGGACTTCGTATCCGACAACACCGGTCATTTTCTTACCGGCAGCAACGGCTCCATCTAACTGGGGTTTATCGGTTGCGATGGTGGCCGAAATGCTCAGATTTGTCGAGTAGTCATCAACATAGGCGTTGAACGATGCGATAGAGCTAACGGCAATATCTTTATCCGACTGGTTATCAATGGAGAATTCACAAAGCAAAAACACATTACCGTCATCAGGGGTGTTGAACTGCGATCCATTGCTTTCGGCGCAAGAATCAAACTTTACACTGATTCCGTTTAGCTCGGCGGTTTCTCCAACACTAAACGTTTGTTTCTCCGCGCCAGGATCATCGCCCATGTCGTTTAATGCGGCGGCAATCATGCAAATGCCGAAAATAGCAATGATAATCCCCAGCACTGGGTGGCGCTTTTTCTGCTTGGCTCCACACTGCGGGCAAGTGGTAGCGGATTTTGCGATAGATGCCCCGCATACCTTGCAAGTAGTCATCTTATCCATTTTTCATTCCTCCTTGTTATTATTTATGGCTGCTTGGATGATATCACGCAAAAAACCAAAAAGCAAGAAGGTGATATTATGGCTGACGGCGAAGTCGTATTTGAAGCGACTATTAGCGACAAAAAACTCCATCAGGAGTTGAACAAAGTAAAAAGCAATATCGAATCCTTACAAAAGGAGTTTAAAAGGCTCGGCGACCAGAAAACGCCGATGGAAGACCGGCTGCGCAACATCGGAGCAGAGCTGGATGCGGCGAAACAGGAGCTTGCCGATATGCGCACAGCGCCAAAAGGCACGTATGAGAAAATCGACGTGTCCGAGCAGGCCGAGCGCGTGCGAATGCTGCAAAGCGAATTTAACAAAACTGCAAATAGCATTGATAAGCTCAACGAAAAGCTCAACAAAACCGGCGATAAGATTTCCGACGCGAAAACGCAGGCAGTCGAGCTAACACAGCAGATCGAGGGCAGAGCCAAAGGCGCAGGGCTGCGCAATGCAACCGAAGCGGCGGCAGATTCCATGAAAGTATTTGGACAGCGCGTAAAATCTGTTGTCCGCAGCGCACTTGTTTTTACAGTTATTACCCAAGCTTTAACAAAAGTGCGCGACTGGGTAAAGAACGTCGTAATGGTAAACTCCGAGGCAAGAGAATCCATTGCGCAGCTTAAAGGAGTGCTTTTGACGCTGGCACAGCCTCTTGTAAGCGTAATTGTCCCCGCCTTTACACTGCTTGTAAAAGTTATTACGGCAGTAGTCTCGCAAATCACGCGTCTTGTGGCGCTTATCTCTGGCAAGAGCGTCAAGGCAACTGCTAACTCGGCAAAGGCGCTAAACAAAGAGACCAGCGCATTAAAGGGAACGGGCAGTGCCGCGAAGAAAGCGGCAAGTCAGCTTGCGGCGTTTGATGAGATCAACCAGATTTCCACCGATACCGCAAACGATGCGGGCGGTGGCGCATCCGCTGACGCAATCACTCCGGACTTTAGCTACATGGACGACATCAGCGACCGCTTAAAGAAAATCGCCGATGCAGTCATGCTCATTGCGGCAGGATTAGCGCTGTGGAAAATCAGCAGCAGCTTGCCGGGTGTGCTTGGCACTATTCTGCAAAAGCTCGGCGGCATCCTTATCGCGGTTGGAGGATTGATTCTTCTGTGGGACGGCTTATCCGACGCATGGAATAACGGCGTTAACTGGGGGAATCTGCTTGAAATGCTTGCAGGCACAGCGGCGCTTGCCGGGGGGCTTGCAATCGCATTCGGCAAAGTTGGGGCTGGCATCGGCCTTGTAGTGGCTGGCGCAGCAATGATTATCACAGCGTTTAAGGACATTTGTGATAACGGTGCAAATCTCAAAAACACGCTGTTACTGATTGCTGGCATTGTGGCAACGGGGTTGGGATTCTTCTTTCTGACCGGTAGTGTCATCCCACTTGTGATTGCGGGAATTGCTACGGTAGTTACCGCTGTGCTTGCTCTGACTGGCAATTTGACCGAGTTTGCGAGAAACCTTAAAGATAACATCCTTGGCGGCATTATCCAGTTTATCAAGGGCGTGTTCACTGGTGACTGGAATTCTGCATGGAATGGTGTCAAAAAGGTGTTTAAAGGCATTTGGAACAGCATCGTCATTATTGCTGAAAGCGCGGTGAACGCCATTATCAAGGGATTGAATTGGCTTATCAGCAAGATCAACACGATTAAGTTTACTGTCCCGAGCTGGGTTCCGGGTCTTGGCGGTAAAAGCATCGGGGGGCATCTTTCCTCGCTTTCCGAAGTACATCTTCCGCGTCTGGCAACCGGCGCAGTCATTCCGCCCAACAAAGAATTTCTCGCCGTGCTGGGCGACCAGAAGAGCGGGACGAACATCGAAACGCCGCTTGCAACGATGGTCGAAGCATTTAAGCAGGCTATGGCGGAATCTGGCGGCGGTACAACTACGGTCGTTATCCAGCTTGACGGTAAGGAAATCGCACGCAGCACCGTGAAGAACATTAACAACATGACACGCGCGGCGGGTAAGCCCGTGCTGTTGTACTAAGGAGGAGTAACATGGAAGTCCTTATTATCAACGGCACGGACTACTCCGATTTTATCGCCACAAAGGGTTATGGGTGGAGCCGCAACGACCTCGACAGCGATAAGACCACCCGCACAAAAGATGGGAAAATGCGCCGTGACAAGATTACCAGCAAGCGAAAGCTGAACTATACAACGCGCTCTATGCCTCGCGATAAGCTGGCAAAGCTCGATGATGACCTTAATGAGACAACGGTCACGGCCAAGTATCTCGATCTGCATGGCGTCAGAACCAGCACGTTTTATTGCTCGTCGATGGAATGCACGCTCGAAGAAGCAGCAGACGACAATGAGGTGTGGGGCGGCGCGACGTTTAACTTGATCGAGGTGTGATATGGGGCAGACGACAAGTGCGCTGTGGCGCGAGCTGCTTCACAAGCCCGGGACGGAACGCGAATACAAATTTATCATCAATGGTGTGGAATACGGGAAAGACGCGGAGGTTTCCCACTCTGTTGAATCTCAGCTGTTTGAAGAATTTGGCATCGGCAATGCCTGTTGCGCGACGCTGAAACTCGCAGTCGTCGCGGACAATATCCCGCGCGCCGCGACGATCAATCGCTATCTCAGGCTTGTTAATGGCAGTCAGGCGACAGACTGGATCCCAAAGGGCGTGTTTTTTACCAACCGCCGTTCCTGCGATGGGAATTATTGGGAACTCGAAGCATACGACGCTATGAGAAAGGCTGACGTTGTGTGGGAGCCAGAACAGTCGCTTAACTTCCCGATGACTATGCCTGACGCTGTAAATATCTTTTGCCAGTTGATGGGCGTGGAGCTGGATAGCCGCACAGTGCTCAATAGCTCATATACCATCGACTATCCCGCAAATGATTACACCATCCGCAATGAGCTATGTTTTATCGCAGCGGCGCACGGCGGGAACTGGATTATTACCGATGCAGGGAAACTGTTGCTTATTCCGTTGTTGTCCATGCCTACCGAGACGAACTATCTCATTACAGAAGCGGGCAACGCTATCACATTTGGAGGGGTGAGGATTCTTGTCTGATAAATATTACGTCGGTGGCGACATTACGAGTTTTTCCGACAACGGCAAGTATAAGCCTATTTCCCGTGTGACGTTGCTTGTGGATGATGAAAACAGCCTGACGGCGGGCGATGATACCGGCATGGAAGTTATTGCAAGTTGCCCTCACGCCACGCAGCCAATGGTAAGCGCGTTACTGCAAACCATGAAAGGCTACCAGTATCAGGCGTACGAAGCAGGCGCGGCAAACATCGATCCGGCGGCAGAGCTGGGCGACGGCGTGACGGTTGGGGGCATTTATTCGCCGCTTTCTAAACTCTCTGATGATGGGCGCGGATACGCGGGTATTTCTTCCCCCGGGGAAGCAGAGATGGAAGACGAATACCCAGCTGAGGGGTACATCACACAAGAGTTCAATCGCAAGATTGCCGAAACACGCTCGACTATCACCAAGACCAGCGAGGAGATCATGCTCAAGGTCAAGGGCGTTGATGGGCGCGTGACGTCGCTGTCGACGTCCATTGACGGCATTGAGGCCAATATTTCGAGCCTCAACGGCAGCATTACCAACATCAAGGCCGATATCAACGGCTTGCGCACGACTGTCTCGGGCAAGATCGACGGCAGCACAGCACAGAGCATGATCGACCAGAGCATTGACAAGATCACGCTGAGCGTATCGAGCAGCAGCAGCGGTACGACGTTCAAAATTCTCAGTAATGGTGTTGTCGTTGATTCGACCGGTTCGATCGACTTGCACGTTGACGCCGTCAACATTGACGGCACGCTGACGGCAAGCGAGATCGAGGGCGACACGATCACGGTGCGCAACGACAACGGACGGCGCTGCGGTTACATCTATACCGAGTACGCCAGCACGGCGGACTACAAAATGACGCTCGAGAGCAAGGCTATGGAGTTGAACGCGACGAGCGGAAACCTGTATCTGTCGGGGAATAACGGAAGATCAGCGCTCAATTTCGACTACGACTTCATCGATTGCCGCGGCGATTTCGCCCCGAATGCAGATAACCGGTACAATCTTGGCGCACCAAATTTTGTTTGGAGCACGATCTATTGCAGCACGAACGAGTTGAACGGGTCCGACCGGAACATCAAGAACAGCATTGAGGCGCTGCCGGTGAAGTACGTGCGCATGTTTGAGCTCGTCGAGCCGAAGCGCTACAAGCTGAACAGCGGCACGAGCGGACGCTATCACACAGGCTTCATCGCGCAGGAGGTAGAGGACGCCATGCGCGCGTGCGGCATTGATTCGCAGGAATTCGCGGGCTGGGCGGCGGTTAAGCTTGATGACGGCAGCGAGACCTATTTTCTGCGGTACAGTGAGTTTATCCCAATTCTGTGGGCCAAGGTGCGCGAGCAGGAAGCGCGGATTAGAAGATTGGAGGCATCGGCATGAAAGAAGCAATGGAACTTTTGAGCAACGCGTTTGACACGCTGAATAACACGTTGGTTTTGGGCTCGGAGGCGGGCAAGATCAGCGTCGTCAAGGCGCAGATTCAAAAGGCTTATGAGATTTTACATCGCGAGGCGGAAGAGCAGGAGAAAGACAAGCGCGAGCTTGTCGCGCTGAAATATCAGCTTGAGGATGCAAAAAAGAAAGCAAAAAAAGTAAAGGACGGCGAAGCCGAAACCGCGAAAGCGCCCGAAGAAAGCGAGGTAACGGATGGCTGATAAAGCAATTTCCGACCTCACTCAAGCGGTACAGATTACCAACGAAGACCTGTTTGTGCTTGAGCAGAGCGGCGAGGCGAAAAAGCTGAAAGGCTCGCAGGTCGTGCAGTACGCCAAGGATTCCGTTTCGGCAGAGGTGCAGGGCGCCAAGGAGTATGCTGACAGCGCCAAGGCATCGGCTGATGCGGCGGCAAAGGACGCAACCAGAGCGGAGACCGCTGCGCAGGGCATCGACGACAAGGTTGCTGCGGCTGACGCTTCCGCAAAGGCGGCGGCATCTTCTGCGTCGGCTGCTGCTGCATCTGCGACCGGCGTTGACGAAAAGGTACAGGCCGCGCAGACAGCGGCAACCAATGCGGCAAAGTCTGAGACGGCGGCAAAGGCTGCGCAGACCGGGGCTGCCAACGCGCAGAAAGCGGCGGAGAGTGCGCAGACCGGCGCACAGGCCGCTAAGACGGCGGCGGAATCGGCACAGGAAGCCGCTGAGAGCGCAAAGGACGCGGCGGCGGGTAGTTCGACCGCTGCGGGGCAGAAAGCGACACAGGCCGCTCAGAGCGCCGAGGACGCGGCTTCTGCCAAGTCTGCGGCAGAGACGGCAAAGACCGATGCTCAGGCGGCACGCGACGCCATCGTCAACATGAACGTCGAGGCGGTGACGCTTGAGACGGGCAAGCCCGCGATGGTGAGTAAGTCCCTTGTGGACAACGTCTATAAGCTGGCCTTCGGTCTGCCACGCGGTGAAACGGGTGCAACAGGCCCGCGGGGTGCAACCGGCAACGGCATTTCCGGCATCGCGCTCAAGAGCGGCACACACGCTCCCGGCACAAGCGATGTCTATACCATCACCCTGACGGACGGCACGGCGTTTGACTTCGAGGTCTATAACGGCGCGAACGGTCAAGGCGCTGGCGATATGCTCGCAAGCGTCTACGACCCGCGGGGCAAGCGGACGGACGTCTACAAGTACGCTGATGACGCTGTCAAGGCAATCCATACGCCGGATGTGTCCGGCAAGCTCGACAAGCCTGCAAACGACGCAACCGCGACAGCGGGGCAACTGCTTACTAAAACCGCGGACGGGCAGGAATGGAAAGACCGCGAAGAAGACATGTTTGTTGTGAATATGACCTCAAGCGATATGAGTAATATCGATTCCGTGGACAAGACCTTTGAAGAAGTGCAAGCGGCGCTTGTCGCAGGAAAGACCGTAGTGGCACGTATGCACTTCAATAACTCTGATCCCGGTAGTAGAGGTATCTATGACTTCATGAAGGCCGCATGGATTAAAGATAAATTAATAGCGTTTTCGTTAACGGCTATGAGGGGTACGCTGCTGGCTATTACCATGTCCTCGGAAAAGACCAGTTTGTCACAGTTCTTAGCACAACCTGAAATCACAGCCATAGGTCTTCTCAAGGGTGATGAGGGCGGTGTCATCGCCGCAACCGCGGGTACAGACTACGTTGACCCCGATGGCGACGGCAGCAACGTCACGGCAGCATTCACTGAGGCAAGCACGCGGGTGAACATCGCGACGGGCGAAAAGCTCTCTGTGCTGTGTGGCAAAATCGCAAAGTGGTTCGCAGACCTCGGCAGTCTGGCGTTTAAGTCGACAGTGGCAAAGTCCGACCTTGACAGCAGCGTACAGACTATGCTGGCCGCTGGCGAAGCCAAGATGCGCAAGGTAACGCTGACGGTGGCAGGGTGGAACGCCAACACCAAGCAGCAGACCGTTACGGTCTCCGGCATTCTCGCCGACGGCACAAAGCAGAAGGTGACCTGCTCTCCTGTTGACGAAAGCTACGACAGCGCGTGGAATTCCTGCTATGTGCAGTGCGTCGGTCACGGGGCGGATTCGCTGACCTTCCAGTGTGACGAGACCCCGACAGCAGCCATGGAGGTTTACGTGTCGATCCAGCCGGTCAGTTTTGTATCGTGAGGTGAGCGTATGATTGTAAACTATCCAAGGATGAGACGGCACCGCGCGGCGTGGCCGGATGACCTCGATACAGCATTAGAATTTTCATCGGCAAATTCATTTTCGATTTCGGCTCCCAAAAACTGGGATGGCAAATTAGAATATACCAACGGACGCGAATGGAACACATGGGATGGGAGTGAAATTACTTCCGGCAAAACCGGGAACAATTATTGCATTTATTTCAGAGGGACAGGGAATTCAAAAATAACCGGAAAGACTTCCAGCAGCGCAAAATGGAGCCTTATCGGGGCGAATATTGCCTGCAACGGGGATATCGACTTTCTGCTAGACTATGCAACCGTAAAAAACGGGAATCACCCCGCAATGGCGAGCTACTGCTACAGCTCCATGTTCTTCGGCTGCACAAGCCTTACGATAGCACCGTCGCTGCCCGCAACTACGCTGGCGGGTTACTGCTACCGCTTCATGTTCTATGGTTGTACGAGCCTCACGGCAGCACCGTCGCTGCCTGCAACCACGCTGGCGAACTACTGCTATGACACCATGTTCCGAGACTGTAAGAGCCTCACGGCAGCACCGTCGCTGCCTGCAACCACGCTGGCGAACTACTGCTACCACTCCATGTTCTATGGTTGTAAGAGCCTCACGGCAGCACCTTCGCTGCCTGCAACCACGCTGGCGAACTACTGCTACTACTCCATGTTCCAAGGCTGCACGAGCCTCACGGCAGCACCGCCGCTGCCTGCAACTACACTGGCGAACTACTGCTACCACTCCATGTTCTATGGTTGTAAGAGCCTCACGGCAGCACCGTCGCTGCCTGCAACCACGCTGGAGGGTTACTGCTACCGCTCCATGTTCTATGGTTGCACAAGCCTCACGACAGCGCCGTCGCTGCCCGCAACTACGCTGGCGAGCTACTGCTACTACAACATGTTCCAAGGCTGCACGAAAATCAAACTATCCTCCACGGCATCCGGAACATATACCAAGTCGTACCGCATCCCAAAAAGCGGAACCGGGACAATGGCTTCAAGTGCGCTTAGTAATATGTTTGCCAATACGGGAGGCACGTTCGCTGGCACCCCAGAAATCAATACCACCTACTATTTGGATGAGTCCAACACCATTGTGTAAAGGAGGCTAACATGGCAGAATTTATCAAAGTTGGCGGGCAGGAGTATCCTGCGACGCTGATCTACAACTATAAAGACCGAAACTGGGACATGCGCGAGACGCAGACGGTGCACCTCACCATGCCCTACGCGCAGGCGGCGGCGCTGCTGCCCGACAACACCCCGTGGAGCATTGTGCAGCGCGAGACGGTGGACGTGCTGGACGAGCAGGGACAGCCCACGGGCGAGACAAAAGAGGTCGTCAACGAGTACGATAACAGCGAGTACAGCCTCGCGGGTGACATCACCGACCACCGCGACGGCACCGTATCTATCAAAATGGGCAGGCCTACGGAATCCGAGCTTTCGACTGCGACCGTCACGGCGCTGGTCGGCCAGAGCATCACGCCGCAGCGCGCGGCAAAGCTGCGACCGATGATCGAGGCGGCGGCGACGAGCCTGCCGGACGGCGAAGCGGCAAAGGCCGTTGAGCTGTTTCCCGCGTGGGCAAATCCCATCAGCTACATTGTGGGCAACCGCGTAAGCGACGGCGGCAAGCTCTACAAGTGCCAGCAGGCGCACACCTCGCAGGAGGGCTGGAAGCCGAGCGCAACGCCCGCGCTGTGGGTCGTGATCGACATTGCCCACGCGGGCACGCAGGATGACCCCATCCCCGCAAGTCGCGGCATGGAGTACGAGTACGGCAAGTACTACCTCGATAGCGAGGACGGCAAGACGTATAAGTGCGAGCGTATCGGCGAGGCCGCCGGCGGGAAGATCGTCTTGCAGTATTTGCCGCATGAGCTGGTAGGGAACTATTTCACGGCGGTCTAAGGCCGCAGAAAGGGAGCGGGATATGGATAATGCAAAGCACTACGATGATGCGGCGATCGCGCTGATCGAAAGCCGATGCAAAAGCAATACGCACCGCATCAACGAGCTGCAGGAGCATCAAACGGCGCTTGACAGGCTGGCAACGTCTGTCGAGGTGTTGGCGACCAAGCAGGAGACTGTCGAGGGCGACGTCAAGGAGATCAAAGAGGACGTGAAAGCCATCACTGGCAAGGCGGGGAAGCGCTGGGACAGTCTGGTCGACAAGGCTCTCGCGGCACTGGCAGGCGCGTTTATCGCGTGGCTGCTGTCGGGTGTAGCCCTATGAAGAATCTGAGAAAGAGGGATAAGTACGTCATCGCGGCAGTGCTCAACCTCTGCTGGTACTGCATTGCGGTGCTCGTATTGACCGCGCATGACAAGGTAGTGCCGGACAGCCTGACCGTCGCGTGGTTCGCGGCGTGGACGGCAGAACTCGGCCTGCTGGCGGGAATCAAAATCAAGGGAAAGGACGAATAACATGGAACTGATTCACAAAAGACTGGCAAACCTGATGAGCGTCAAGAGCATTGTGACGCTGGTGCTGACGGGTGTTTTCGCCTACATGGCGGTCACGGGCAACATCTCGCAGGACTTCATGACGATCTATGCGGTCATCATCGCGTTCTACTTCGGCACGCAGTCGCAGAAGGCACAGGACGTGATCGACGGCAAGGGTGACGAAAATGTATCACAGTAGGGACATTGCTGACCTGCGGGCGGACGTGCGCGCAAACTGCGTCATCTTCCTCGCCCTCTGCAAGGAGGCGGGGCTTCCGGTGCTCGTGACCGAGACAGTACGAGATGACGAGTACCAGCGCTATCTTGCCGCAAACGGCTACGCGGCAAAGACCGCGACGCGCCCGACGTTCCACGGCGTCAAGGCGGGACTTGCGTTCGATATTTGCAAAAACGTCAAGGGGCATGAGTACGACGATCCGTTGTTCTTCGCCCGCTGCGGGCAGATCGGCAAGCAGGTCGGCTTTTCGTGGGGCGGCGACTGGAAGAAATTCCCCGACCGCCCGCATTTCCAGTGGGACAACCACCTCAAACACACAGGGAGCATGATTTTGGCGGGGAAGTACCCGCCGGAAATGGAGGAGTACATGGATCAGGCAACGTTTAACAAGATGATGGACAGCTATTTGGCACAGCTGCGCACGAAGCCCGTCTCCACGTGGGCGGCGAAAGACTGGGCGGCGGCAAAAAATGCGGGCATCACGGATGGCAGCGCCCCGCAGGGGCTTATCACGCGGCAGGAAGCCGTGACGATGATCCAGAGAGTGACAAAATAACGTGTCCTAATCGGGAACAGGAAGGAGCGGGCGGCGAAAGCCCACGCGCAAGCGCCTCTGCAAGCCCTACACGGGCATGGACAGTCAGCACAGGTCAATCCGCGCGCAATTATCCTCTATGGCCCCCAAGCGGGCCGTGGCGTATATCTTATCGTTTGAGCTGCCCGAGGACGAGGCGGCGTGCATCATTGAGTGCGATGTGCGGCGCAAGAGCTACGCGCAAGTATGTGCAGCGCTGCACCTGTCGCCGGAAGCAGTCAACCGCTGCCGCAGGCGAGCATACCAAAAAATAACAGACGGGCAAAGAGAGCACCGAGGTTAATCGGTGCTCTCTTTTTGCGGTTATATAAGGTCTTTTGGATTCACGCCGAGAACATCGGCAATGGCGATCAGGTTTCTTGCGGTTAAATTACCGGCGTCGGCGTCTCCCATTTCCACGCGCTGAATCTGGCGGCGGTTCACGCCGGATTTGACAGCGAGGTCGGTTTGCGTGAAGCCTGCCATGCGGCGCGACCATTCAAGCTTTGAGATTGGGCGGTTATGGCAGTCGCGCCCGTAATTGACCAGCGAACAGGCAGTGCAATCGCTTTCTGCAAACTGGCAGTCCGGATATTTCTTCCCCATAGGACACCTCAAGCGTCAATCTCTTCCGCACCGCCGTTACCGGCGTTAACCAGATCGACAATCTCGCGAAGACAAGCAGCGGGGTTTTCTTCGCCACCCTCCCAGCCGTCCGCAATGGGGTCACTGCCATCTTTGAGAGCAGCCAGCGTGTCGAGCACGAGGCCGCGATCAAAGTCACTCAGATAATAAACGCATTCGCCGTCTTCGTTCAAAATGGCAAGATGCAGGCCACCAGCGTTGTCTTCAAACATTCGATACGTGTACTTCATGGCCATTTCCTCCTGTGGGTTTCCCTCTTGTTTATGTTTCTATTGTACGCTAATATTAGCGCTCAGTCAAGAGTTTTTTAAGACTTCGCAAAATATTTTTTGACCAAATAATGACCAAACGATGACCATTTGCGGGGCGCAATCCACGGTATGATTGAGGAAACAAAGGAGGTGCGGCGATGTACGACCGACTTTTAGCTTTGGGCTTTACTGAGCAAATGGCGATGGACATTTTGACACTATTTCCTGATCCCGACGAGCTGCGCACTTACGTCTATTTTGCGGAGCTTTTTCATGTATAGCTATTTCAACCCAAATCCCAACGGGCGCAACGTGTCGGACTGCGCCGTGCGCGCGATCTGCAAAGCAACGGGTAAGGACTGGGGCGAGGTCTATTTATCCCTCTGCATACAGGGGTACTTAGACGGCGATTTACCAAATGCAAACGCCTGTTGGGGCGCGTATCTGCGGTCGCTTGGCTATCGGCGCTATATCATGCCGGACACCTGCCCCGACTGCTACACGGTCGGTAAGTTCGCAGACGATCACTCGCACGGGACGTATATTCTCGCCCTCTCCGGTCATGTCGTGTGCGTGCAAGACGGCGTGATCTATGACAGCTGGAACAGCGAGAACGAAATCCCGCTTTATTACTGGGTCAAAGAAACGGAGGAATGAACATGGCATATCCCTATTTCAACCCCTATTATCCGCAGCCGATGCCGGACAACCTCATGCAGATGCGGCAGATGCAGCAACCACAGATGCAGCCCATGCAGCAGCCTATGTCGCAGCCAGTGCAACAGAACCCCATCGCACAGGGCGGCGTGCAGTGGGTAAACGGCGAGCAGGAGGCAAGAGGCTATCTCATCGCGCCCAACTCTGCTGTGGCGCTGTGGGATTCTACCGCGCCGACTGTGTATCTCAAGCAGGCGGATGCAAGCGGGAAGCCGACGCTTAAAATTTACGACCTTGTAGAGCGCGCAGAAACGCCCCGCACAGCGCCGCAGGAAAAGAGCGTGGAATTTGTCACCCGTAAAGAGTTTGACGCTCTGGCAGCGCTTGTGGGCGAAATAAAGGGCAAGAAAAAGCGCAAGGTTGAGGAGGACGAGGATGATGAGTAATCCTTTTTTTGGCGCTCTTGGTGGCGGGAACGGCTTTTTTCAGATGATGCAACAGTTTCAACAGTTTAGGGCAAATTTTCAGGGTGACCCCAAAGCGGAAGTCGAAAAGCTTTTGCAATCTGGCGCTATGAGCCAGCAGGAGTTAAACCAACTTCAATCTATGGCAAAGCAGTTTGAACCCTTATTCCACTAATCTTATCGTGGCCACGATTTGATAAATAAAAATTTTTCAAAGGAGTGATACTATGTCTCTTTCCGACGGTGCTCCCATGATGACTATGCCGGTCGCGCCCGCGAACAACTACGGCGGCGGCATGGGCATGTGGGGCGAAAACTGGATCTGGATTATCGTTCTTTTCCTCTTCGGCTGGGGTCGCAACGGTTTTGGCAACGGCAACAGCAATGGCGGCGGCGTGGTCGACGGCTACGTGCTGACCTCTGATTTTGCCAATGTCGAGCGCAAGATCGACAGTGTAAATCAGGGCCTTTGCGACGGATTTTACCAGCAGGCGCAGCTTGTCAACGGCACCAACATGGCGATGGCAAACGGCTTTGCACAGGCCGAGCTTTCCCGCAGCAACCAGCAGGCAGCGCTTATGCAGCAGCTCAACGCCATGCAGATGCAGGCCGCTAATTGCTGCTGCGAAAATCGTGCAGCTATCGCGCAGGTGCGCTACGACATGGCGGCGCAGGCGTGCGACACGCGCAACACCGTACAGAACGCAACGCGTGACATCATCGACAACGCCAACAGCAACAGCCGCGCAATCCTCGACTTCCTGACGCAGAGCAAGCTCTCTGACCTTCAGGCCGAGAACCAGGGCTTGAAGCTGGCGGCAAGTCAGGCGGCGCAGAACAGTTATCTGGTCTCGCAGCTGCGTCCCTCTCCCATTCCGGCTTACACGGTGCAGAACCCCTATTGCTGCAACCAGTATGCGGCTTGCGGCTGCTGACAACTGCATAGCATAGCTTTTTCGTGACCTCACGAAAATGTTCGGCCCCGTGCCGATACTGACAACAACGCGGCGGGGCAATAGCCCTGCCGCTGTATTTTAACTGAGAAAGGAATGATTTTAATGGCAGAATTTACTTCTGCGGCAATTCAGACCGTTGCTGCTGGCCAGAACGTTCCCCTGACTGAAACGGCGGTCAATAGCAAGCCCTGTATCGTACATCGTCAGGGCGCAGGCGTTGTCACGCTTCGCGGCATCACCAATCAAAATCGCGCCCTGTTTAGGGTCTCCTATGGCGGCAACATCGCTATTCCCACCGGAGGCACGGTCGAGGCCATCACGGCGGCGCTTGCCATCAACGGAGAGCCGCTGACCAGTGCAACGGCGACCGTCACTCCTGCGGCTGTAGGAAACTACTTTAATATTTATGTTTCCGCGCAGGTCTGCGTCCCGAAAGGCTGCTGCCTGACAGTCGCAATGGAAAACACCAGCACTCAGGCCGTCAACTTCGCCAACTCGAACCTGACGGTTGAGAGAATCGCGTGAAAGGAGAATGGACATGAGCAAGAAAGCAATGTATGATCTGCGCAATATGCTGTGCAACGAACTCGACGAGTTGGCGCGCAAGGGCGAGCTTGGCGCGGGCGACCTCGAAATTGCGCACAAACTGACGGGCACCATCAAGAACATCGATAAAATTGAGATGTTGGAGGACGACGGCTATTCCCGCGATGAAGACTATTCTCGCCGCTATTCCCGCGACGGAGACTGGCAGTCTGGTATGCGCGGCGCTTATGACCGCGATATGTCCAATGCGAGACGTGGCACGCATTATGTGCGCGGCCACTATTCCCGTGACGGCGGCATCGGCAACATGAAACGCCAGTTGCAGGAAATGTTGGACAACGCCGATGACGAAAGCATCCGCAGAGCCATCCAGCGTTGCATGGACACGATTGAGGGCTAAGGGGGGTGCACCCCTATGGTCGACGAGAATGAGGTCAATCGCTGGATAGCTCGCCTTGAAACGGAAGAATCAAGCTGGACAAACTATGAGCGGCTTGCCGTGCTGTATGCCATCCGTGACCAGCAAAGCGGCAGCAGGGAGATGGCTTTGCCAATGGCATACTCCGCAGCGCCCGCGCCGGTCAGCGTCGAAACATACGGAGACAGTGATTTTCTGCGCGCCGTGTCGAAAGTCTCGCAAGAAAAGGCGTGGGGCATCATGGACGAGCTGATGGACAGTTTGAAAATCGTAAACGAGCGCGTCTATAATGGCGTTATGCGAAAGCTCGGTAGTGAGTAAAATGCTTTGAATATTCACGCATACGCAAATCTATAGGTGAATTTTATGGCTAACAAATGGCTAACAAAAGTCTAAAAAACGCTGTAAAATAAAGGAATTTTGCTCCCCTGCTAAGGGAGTAGGGCGTGTAAAAAGCGCCGCGGAGGTTCAAATCCTCTCTTCCGCGCCAAGAAAAGCAAGAGAAAACATTGCGTTTTCCCTTGCTTTTTCTTTTATATCGTCTTGTTTTGCTAAGAAAAGTTCAATTCTTGCATTTCAGAAAATGCCTTTACCCATAAGTTTACCCCAATTGGATTTTTTACCCCTAAAAACTGCGGAAAGAAGCTCCACCGGCCGGCTGACTGGTGGAGCTTTCTTTTATGCCTTTTTCAGCTTTTCATAATATGACTGCGTTCTTGCTGCGGTGTCCTTCATCATCTGTTCTGATGTGTGGGCGTAGACGTTCAATGTGAAACTTGCGGTAGCGTGTCCCATGAAGTCTTGCACGCTTTTAATGTCCGCGCCGCTGGCGATCATCACCGTGGCTGCGGTATGGCGCAGATCATGCACACGCGCGTCCGGGCGTCCGATGCTGGCGGCAATTTTCTTAAAATATTTGTAGAAGGTATGAATGGCAAGATGCGCACCCATTTCATCGGTAAAGACAAGGTTGTCGCTGTTGTTCCAGAGCTTACCGGCTTTGAGCTTATTTTGCGCCTGCCGGCGCTTTTCATCGCGGAGATATTCAAAGCAGAGCGGGGGCGGCTCGATCGTGCGCGGCTTGCTGCTCTTGGTGGTGTCGGCAATGTAGTAAGCGCCGTTCTTTTTCTTCTCACGCTGTAGCTGCTGACTGACGGTGATACGCCCTTTTTCAAAGTCGACCTGTGACCACGGGAGACCGAGCAATTCTCCCTCACGAAGACCGGCAAGTAGACAGACGGCAAGCGCGTTTCGATAAGGACTGTCCTCGATCGCTTCAAGGAACTTCGGAATGTCCTCATCACGCAGCGGCGCTATTTCGCGCTGTACCACCTTCGGTTGCTCTGCGGCGTCACAGGGGTTATACTTACAATGATTCCCTGTTTCAATGCAACTGAGAGCGCCTTATGCAGTACGGCAGCGCAGTTCTTGACGGTCTTTCCGCTCAGCCCCTTCTTGGTCATGGCGTTATAAACCTTCTGGACGTGCGCGCCGCGCAGAGCTTGCAGCTCGATAGCGCCGATCTGAGGCTTGATGTAATTCTTGATACAGGCCTGATAGTGAAGATATGTCGTCGGCTTGATCTTATTGGCGGCAAAGGTGTCGAGCCATTCATCAAGCCATTGTGCGACTGTCGTCTTTTGTGGTGTCAGATATGTACCGCGGTCGATCTCACGGAGAATGGCCGTCATCTGCTTGCGCACGGCAGCTTGCGTCTCACCGTAGATGCTGCGGCGGATCGGCTTTCCTGTGCCTGGGTCATTGCCGACGGTCACGCGCGCTTCCCATCGACCGTCAGGACGCT